CAGCAACTGCTAATGCGGTAAGGCCTGTCACCCAACCGACTGGATTAGAGACTATAAACGCTCCAACAGCTGCTGTGCCTAATGACGCACCTACTGCTTTCCAAAATGGTATCATCTTATCTTCTTCTTCTTTGTCTTTAATGTACTCTAAACCCTTCTCAAAATCTCCTTCCTTTAACAACCCATCTTCATTAAGTTGGTTCAACACTGCACGTTGCATATTCGTGTCATCTACATTACCAAGATATTCCATATACCCAAGTACGGGTGTAGCTACAAGGCCTGTCGCTCGTGCGGCGGTCTTTACGACAACCTTACCAGCACCCTTGGCGATTGAGGTCAGTCGACCATCAGGTGCTTCAACTGCTTTAGGTAGGAATTGACCACCAGTCTTTTTACCTGTGACAGGGTCAACTGAACCTGCAGGAAGTCTCTCCAGTGGAACAGGTGGTTTTGGTGTTGTGAGTAATCCTCCATCAACAGCAACTGCAGCTGATTTTATTACCCCTTTCACGGCACCTGATGTCGTCATTACTACTTGGTCGGTGCCTTTTTCTCCTAATCTATCCTCCGCTGTCATCTTAAGTGCATCAGCTTGTTTGTTATACTCCTCAAGAGTCATCGTAGAGTCTTTACTAGAGAAGTTATTATTGAGGTCTTTTTGTTTTTGAAGGGTTTCGGGGTCTGATGAACGGTTTCCTAGAATGAACTTGTTTATGAAGTCTGAGAATCCTTCAAATTTATCCATCAATGCGAGAATACCGATAAGAAATGCACCTAGTATTAATGTACCTAGTCCTAGTTGACCGAGAAACGGCATCATGGCCTTTGTTTGTTTTTTACTAATAAGACTAGCTTCAAAAACATTACCTTCGACCATACCAAAGAGTTTGTTTGAAGATTCTTCTTGCTGTTGGTTACCTAGTACTACACCTTTTATGGAGTCTGTAAGACCATCGGATGCATCTTTTTGTTGCAACATACCACCAGTCATAAAGTTTGCAGCGTCACCAATACCACCGAATACCTTTTGAACGGCATTAAACTTCTTGGTTGCATCATCTAAGAACCCACCAATGTCTAACATACCACCACTTAGTTCTTTAAGACCATCAGTAAAGTCACTGTAACCTTTGCTATCCGTTGATTTTTCGAGGTCAGTCTGTATTGCAGTTCTTATTCTTTTTTCATTTTCTTGTAGTTTTTCTAAATCTCTTTCGAATGCATCCTTTACTTTCTTAGACTCTGCATCAATAATTTTTTGTTCTTCGTCAATCTTTCCCTGAAGGTCAAGTCTCTTTAAAGCATCTGTGGTCTTAGACTGTTCATTCATTAATGATTCCATCTCAGTCTTAGCTCTATATACTTTGATGTTCTCTTCTATCTCTTTTGTTTGTTGTTTTTGTTTAGCAACGAGTGCTTCTGTGGCATCTTTTAATTCTTTATTATTTGCGGCATCTGCCATTCCTTTAGCTAGTTTTTTATTGGTAAGGAACCCCTCGAAGGTGTCTTTAGACCCTGTTCTTATGTTTGCAGCTGAGATTGCAAGGTCACCATTAACTTCTGCTAACTTACTGGTGAGTCCTTTAAACTTTGTATTTAAGTTCTTGGTTGCATCTGCATATTCTTCTTGTGACTTGACACCCTTTTCTTGAGCTGCTGTCATTGCCCTTTGAGATGCAACAAAGGAATTCATAAACCTTTTGTCTACGGTTCCGTCTGCCTTAAGTTTAATGTCGGGGGTTTTATCTGCCATTTAGATTTCTCTTATTTATTTTCCACCAAAAGCTTTACCAGCTTCTGATATTCCGAATGCACCTAGTGTCACAACAACGAATGATGTGTAGATGGTCTCAGAGACTTTCAAATCCATGTCCCATGCAAGTGCGGTTACTAAGTCAGTTAATCCAAAGACGACCATTAAGAAGAAGGATATGAATCCTATAATTGACTTCTCATTGACATCATTGTCGTCTAGGAATAAATCCCCAAACTTTCTTACTGGTGGTTCGAGTTGATTCTTTGCCTTCATGGCTTCTTCTTTCATCTCTTTGATTGCATCTTCTTGTTCATCAAGTTTCTCAATCATCGCCATATACTTGTCTAAATCAATTTCGACTTCGTTTCTGCTGTTATCTGTATTTTCAGCCATTGTTAACTCCATATTATCTCACGATATTCATAATATAGGTTAATTTAATTAATTACGGTTCTTCCGTTTTTCGTTCTCTTCCTCAATATGATGTTCAAGGAGTTTAATGTATATCTCTCTTTCCCATGGTATCATATTCTCAAGTTCCGTTAATGAGTATTTATGATGTTGCATCAGCTGAAAGTTGGTATTATAATAATTAAATACCGACTCATGAGAAAGAGCTATTAAAAAAAACTTTGTAACCCCGATATTGTTCTACTTTGTTCAGTTTGACATGCATTGCACTTAAAGGTTGTATCCAATTTAATTGCAGGTAAGTCTTCAAAGAATTTACTTACTTCTTCAAGTTGTTTAAGTGTTAAACTTTCCAAGAATTCTCTAAGGTCTTCACTAGAGATATCATCAGACTCATATCTATCTTCTGCATCATAAATATAATCAACACCTGATGCAAGTAGGGCTAAGAGTTTTTCTTGTCTGTCTGTTATATCTTCTGAACGACCAGTGTCTATTATACTAGGATACTTTAAACCTATACCTACTTCATCATTGATATTAACTATCGTAGACTTTTCAGAATCTAAACCCCTAACTTCTGCTTCTTCTATATTGACACTAACTTGTCCTGTTCCACCACAATCCACTTCACCACATCGTAGAGACAACTTGACAGTTTCCCCAATTGATTTGGCACGGATTTGTAGGAATAGGTATTCGACATCGAACATTGGTAAGTCATCAATATCAAGTTTGTTGAAAGTAACTGCAGTTATCATATCTCTGATTGCATTTACAACATCTTCAGCTGTAGTTGAGTCTTGAAGTAGTAGTAGGTACTTCTGTTCCTTTACTAGAAAGGGTCTATACTTAACTTCTTTACCATTACTTGGTAACTTAGTTGTATAGGTTGGTGCTTTTTGGATTGGTAATCCCATAATTTACTCCATAATTTTATTTTAGCCACCAGTCAATGTTTGTACTTTGGCTAGTTTATCGTCTAAACCTCTTAGACGTTTGAATACTGATTGTCCTGCATTAGTGTATTTACCAGTCTGCTGTCCAATACCAATAAGTGCATCCAATATTCTCCTACCTCTATTTAGACCACCACCACCTGATTCGTCAGGAGTGTACTTGGTTTCAAAATAAGTGTATGCCATAGTTACAGTGAACGACATTATCTCAGCATTGGAACTATAATCCAAGTCTTGTTGTTCGTATTTGATTGGGTAGGCATCGTTAAGTACATAAGTAAGTGTGTCTTTACCACGACCATTCATTACCATGATTTCAACTGTTCCTTTATACTCGTCTTTAAATGAAAACCGAGGACTTTTTGGGTCTCCACCATATATTGAATCCTGCCATCCTTCAATTGCAGCTCTATCTTGAAAGTTTTGGTCACAATAGAATGAAAAGGACACTTCTCCACCATCATTGGTTTGAAATGGCATATGTCGTTCTGCACCTGATTCAGAAAAAGTATATGCTTTCAACTCTCTGCCTGGCAGAGTTGCTTTATGACAACGAATACCATCTATATCTAATTTGACATATTTTTTAACAGAGGCAACAGCTGCTTGTATTACATTTCCTTCTTCGTCAACTTCTTCAGCCACTGCTTTGGTCATTTCATCATTCTGAAATAGGTTGGGGCCGAATATTCTGACGTTGAATCTATTGGGTCTTGCACCTGCATCGAAATTTGCTTTGAATTTATCTATTCCTAAATCGCTTTTTGACATTAAATTTTCCTTCTACTTTCTGCATACACCGTGTTTGCATTTATTGTAAATTGTTGGGATGGTAGCATTGCAACCAAGTCCCAGTATTTTGGGTCTACTCTCATTATGTTACCAACGGTATGTGAGAATAGATACTTCTTTAAACATGGTTTTGCTAACTTTAACTTACTGATACTTTTGATATCGTTATATGAGAAGTCAAACCTTAAATCCTTCTCAACTGTTTCCTTGACGGTCATTGCATACAACCCATCCAGTAACTTTACTCTATCCCTAGGTGACAGGTAGTGTAAGTTCAATCCCTGAAATCCATTCTTAGTTAAATCTGTCACTATTACGAGTGGAAATCTATCCCAGTATGGTAGAGTGTCTTGATACTTTGCATCATAGACAAACATATACATACCACCCATAAGTTGGTCACCAGTCAAGGTGTCTGTGGCTGTTCCTGATTCTAAAAAAGTTCCAGTATTAGACCTCACATCTCTAACTCTGTTTCGGAACCACTCTAACCCCTCAACACTTCTTTTCTTTAGGTCGCTGGGGGATAAACCATCTAGTCGTTCAAACAAAGTTGCCATATAATCTATTTATGACTTTATGTAAGGTGGTCTTCCGTTAAAATCCTAAATTTTAGTTTTCTATCTTTGCAGTACTGTTCTGCAGCCTTGAACTTAGTCATGTTGACTGCATAGGTCTGACACTCTTCTAGATATCTTTTTGTTTTTCGTTTAGGTTCTTTAGGAGGTTTGGTTTGTTTCTTTGGTTTTACTTCGATAATTTCACGAATTGTTTTCCCTTGTGCATTCTCATACTTAATACTAAAGTCAGGGAAGTAACGATGTACCTTATTATCTAGAGGTGAGATGTATGGAATGATGATTTCTTCGGAGGCCCATTCTAGTACCTTGGTATTGTTGTCACAATATACCATGAATCTACGTTCCCAAAGACTACGATAGAAGATTTTAGTAGGGTCTCCTTTGTATTTTTTGTAGTTCTTTGGTTTAAACTTTCCGCTATATGATTTTCTCGACATAAATAACTATATATTATAATCTACAGGTATTTATGTATGTCCAAAATCGATAAATTACTGGGTAAAATCAGTAAAGCCAAATCAGCGTTCAAGTCTTTAAAGGGAAGTCTCAGTGACCTCAGTAGTGCATTAGGTGTTGTTGACACTAATACACTTGGGGAACAAGCTGAACAACTACGAAGTTCTTTAGAGAGTAGAAGGACTGAGTTGCAAAAACAAAGTAGTGATATAAAAACCGCGACCAAAAAAAGTAGACTGGGTACGTTGACGATAAATGAACTAACCTTTCCGAAAAACAGAGATGCAGAAATAGATAATTGGATTATATTTAGAATACTACCAAGGGTGGCATCTTTTAATCAATCTTCTGAACTTGGTAGTACAGAAATAAGATTATATGTTCCCGATGGTTTGAAATCATCAACTGCAGTTGCTTATGGTAAGGAAGATTTTGGAGTATTGAAACGAGAAATTAATAGTCTCCTCCAAGGTGGAGATTTAGATGCTGGTGCCATACTGTCAAAGGCAAAAAGTGGGATAATTCGAAAATTAATGGGTGGTAAGATTAATGACTTGGCCGAGGGACGTGCAGTCAATCCAATGGATGAGGTTCTTTTAGAGGGGGTAGACTTTAGAGAGTTTACCTTTAACTATGACTTTAATCCTACATCAGAGGACGAAGCTATAGAAGTTGGTAAAATTATAAACACCTTTAGACGTGCCACATTACCAAATACTGCACCCTTTAAAATTGACAGTACCACGGGAAAAGAGACAGATGCCGATGATGGTATAAACATGCATTTCTATAACTATCCAAACAAATTTCGGGTCTCCTTTGAGGGGCCCATTCAACATCATGTTGATGGATTCCTTACAATGGTTTGTAAAAATGTCGAAATTGACCATGATGGTGGTCAGAAACTTTCAACATTCCATACTGGTCAACCAGTAAGAACAACAATGACATTAACCATGCAAGAAGTTATTATACTTACTCAACAAAATTACGATAAAATATCTGCCATAACTAATGCATCAAAGAGTGGAAGAACTTATGATGATGCTGGTTTCGGAACAAAGGCCAAGTTGGAACAGGGAGGTAATGGATAATGTCTAATAAAATGTTTAGTAATTTTTCCGAAGTTCAATACACACTTGGTACAGGTAAGATTGTTACTATTAAGGATTTCTTTAAGAAAGCCTCTGTTGAACAGGAATCACTTTGGGGAGTTGTTGACTATACCTTCTATCAATTAGAAGATGGGGAGAGACCCGATATAGTTGCAAATAAACTTTATGGTGATTCAGATTTACATTGGACACTATTTCTTGTAAATGATTTTGCAACTTACGGTGATTGGCACAAGGACAGTGTAACATTAGAAAACCATATGTTAAATAAATATAAAGGACAATGGTTGAATGCAGATTTAGTATCAGACTTGATGACATCATCTACAAATAAGTTATTAATTGGTGAAGAGATATACGAGACATCAAATACAAATGTCACTGGTAATATCACGGATGTGGATTTAACTCGGAAGAGAATTTCAGTTGTTGGGGATGTGTTCTCTGCAAATTCAATTACTAGTAAAACTAGTGGTACTGAGATTAATAACATCTTTACCAACAGAACTTTCACACCTTCATCTGTGGTAAATAAACGAGATGGTGTTCATCATTGGGTAGTGACAGACAGTACAGGACTTGAATACAAAGTTCATAACGAACCTACGGCCGAACTTACATCCAATCCACCTACAGCTGTAGCAGTTACTTACCAAGACCATGAGTATAATCTAAACGAAGAGAAGAGAAATATTAAGATTATCAGACCTGCAGTAATCAATCAAGTTGTTACCGAATTTGAAGAATTGATGAGAAACTAATGAATACAGAAACCGCAGGTAAAATTTGGTTTGAAGCTATAGACCTTATAAATCAAGAAGGACAGGTCATTGATATTAAACAACTGGTGGTGCAATTTGATTTGTATGAGAGTATATACAATAAATTTGTAACAGCAAGAATGGTTATTGGTGATGGTATTAATCTACTTAAGAACTATAGAGTTAATGGCCAAGAGTTTATTCGTATTTCCTGTAAGATGGATGATGGTGAAAAAGTTTCGGATGCACCCTACTCAATAGACAAGACATTTCAAATTCATAAAATACATAATGTTAAGAGAAAGGGTGTACTAGAGGTATATGAAGTGGAGTTAGTTTCTCCAAGACAGTTCTACACACTAAGGTCAAGAATAAGTAGAAGTTATCGTGGAACTTATAATGATATCCTTGTGCATCTACTAACAAAGGAGGGGTCTTTTAAAGTAGATGAATTTGATTATGCACTTCCCACATCTCCTGAAGTACAATTCATTTGTCCAAACTGGACAATAGACAAGACAATAGATTTTATATGTCAACAGGCAGACTCAACATCTGCAGAGGGTGATGGAGCTC